CACTCCAAGTAACCCGATAGGGCACTTCTCGAAACCTCCCGCACGTCCTGACCGGCTGAGCTGGCAGGATGGCAACCATGATCACCCCGCGCATCAAACCCTCCGCGTTCTGGCGGCGAGAGCCCAAGGCTGGGGTCAATGCCAATCAGCTTAGTAGTCTCTTGCTCTGCAAAATCACAGGCAAAGACCGCTTCTGCGTACGCCCATATGTCCACGATTTCTTCGGCAGACTTTGTGACGTCGTGCATGGGAGGAGAGAACGTTCCTAGGAAGCGTTCCTCGGACAACGGTTGTAGCTTGGTCGTCATGAGGACAAGGGAACACGTCCTGCCAAAGACGCGCAGCGTTCGCTCTGCATGGCCCGCGCTCACGTTGAAGCGATGAACCTGCTCCATCCATTCGAGCGTGACAGCCTGGAAGGAATCGGCCGCTGGCAATCCAGCATCGGCACGGCGCTGCGCCTCGCGCTGCCCCATCGCTTCAGCGCGCTTCTCCTTGCGCACGCCGCTCGGATCGATCCCTTCACCGGGATGACAGCGTCGCCACACTGCATTCCGCCGCACAACAAAAAAGCCCTGGAGCGTTGCGTCTCCAGGGCCTTTTGCAACACAACGGTCCTCATCGGACCTTCAACTGGTGGGCCGGGGACACCAGCATCTCCCTATGAAACATAGGCCGACATCTGCACAGTTACTGCGGCAGTTACTGCAGTTCGGTTGGTCAAACCTCAGACGCACTAGGCTCCAGGTAGGCGCAATCTGCGTGCGAAAGGCCGCTGTCGCGCCCCGAATGGCCTAGCACTCTCTCGCGGTCATGGCCGAGCATGAACCTACACAGCCTGGAACGACACCTTGAAGCCGCGGTGGTGCAACTCACCAAGCAGCCACGCGATGCCGCACTTCGCAAAGAAGGGCAGCGCATTGACGTGCCTGCCCATCAGGACGAGGCACAAATCCCATTCGTGCTGCCTCGGGCGCTCGTCCAGCCAGTCGGTTGTCCATCCTTTGCCGAGGCCCGCGACTTTCTGAGCCAGCCTTTGTCGGTAGCTTGAATCGGGGTCGAAGAACAGCTCTGTCGTGCGGCGGACTTGTTCGCAAAGGTGGCTGACGCCCGCCGACCCTCCGGGATGCTTGACGAAGTACAACGTCTTGGTGGGCAGATGCATGATGTCGCAATACTCGAAGCGCGATGCCCCACCGCCATAGCTGACTAGCTGCTTGTCGAACAGCCACAAGTTTGGATCGGCAGCAGCGGCACCCTCGTTGTATGGACCCTCGTTGTCTGTCGTATTCCAAGCCTTGAGGGCGACCGCCGGAGCGCCGAGCATCGCCAGCGTCCTGTTCGTGCTCTCGATAAAGTGCCGATCTGCTGCATACCAGTTGCCAGACGACAACACGTGGGCCACACCACCAAGATCTACCTCCGCCCCGATACAGCGGTACATCGGACAGATGCTGATCTCCCTCTTATCCTCGTCAAGCAGATGGATTGGCGTGTCCTTGGCTGAGTTGACGCTGACCTGGAGGCCCTGGTCCTGGACGTAGCGACGCCAGCTCGCAAACATCAAGTATGGCGACGTTGCAGCACCCTTATTCCTTCTGCCTATGACGAAGTGCTGGGGATAGGCTTCGTCGCCGCTGCGCTCGCCAGGCGCAGCCAAGGATATGGCCTTTTCCGGGTGCGGAGTGGTAAGAACTCCGTCGAGCAGCGCGTCGAGTTGAAGCACCTTGTCGTCATCACGCACCAGCACAAGGTTGTTGGCTTGGGGCCAGCGATGGCGGTGATCATTCGAGTCGAAGCGCTCGATGAGACTGTCAAGCGTCCCCAAAAGCTTTGCGACTTCCAGATCGAACTTGAACGACACTCCGCCACGCACCTTCGTACCAAAAGCTGGCCAATACGTCGGCTCTGGTACGCCTTCAACGGCAGTCACCATATCTCGGTCAGCCTGAAACCCGAACTCCCGCACCGCAGCGGCCCGCGGCGCTCGCTCGCTCGCGATATGGCGTTTCGCGAAGACCTGCTCGACGCGCACTTCGCGAAGCTGCCCTTGAGGTACGACGGCCAAGGCGACGATCTTTCCGAACTCAGGCTCAACCCACTCACGTTTAACCTTGGAGTGCCCATAGCCGAAGCTGAAGACGAAGGTCCTATCGCCGCGAGGCACCCACAAGACCGCGCCCGGCGACTGACCTTCGAGCTGCGGAGTGTTCTCCGGCGCAAGCAACACCGAGATTGACTCCAGCCAGCGGGGCGCTTCGGCATCGGCAGGGAGGGCAATGAATGCTCCGCCGGGGATGTCGTCGGTCAGCGGATAGATCGCCGCGCTCGCCGCTTCGAGTTGCTCTTGCGCTTCTGCTGTCTTCGATTTCTTCAGCAGATACACGCTCACGCTGAGGCGCGCTTCATCACCTGGGCCAGCCATTGCTCACTCCCTGATCAGCCGGCGCAGGCCTTCTTAATTGTGCGGTATCGGGACGCCGGAATGCTGCATTCTTCTGCGGAGAAAGGTCGTTGTGAGAGAGCGGGAACCCTCAGGCCCCGATAGAGGCCCGGGAGTGCTCCGTGGATGACCAAACAAGTTTCACCATGCGCCTAGTCGACCGAGTCGTGTCCCTTCCCCACCAGCGAGGGCTGCTGCGGCGCCAGTGGAATACCGGTGTGACAGGCCGATGCGTGGAGTGAGTAATGGCGCACCCTGGCGCCAGATTCATTGTTCCAACGATCGCGCTTTGTCGAGCAGCCTAGCCCGGTAGCCGACGAGCAGATTCCAAACAACCGAGCAGCTTCACGCGCTCTACGTTCTCGACCAGTTGCTTAGAAGCCGCATGGCCAGCGCCTTCCGGCACGTCGACTGGGGCAGGCCCGGAGGCGCATGCGGAGCACAGCCGAAGGCGAGCACCAACCGGGTGAGGACTTGGCGGAGCGAACCCCAGCCGGCGTGCCGGGAGGCGCTATGCGTCGGAGAGAGGCAGCACCGAAGGTATGGATCAACGATGTTGCGTCTGGGATGCACCATTCTGCTTGGGGCGACATGCGCAGTTGCCGCGCGTGCACGACGATCCGAGCGCTATTTCTGCCCCGAGCTGTCAGCCGCCGAAGAATTATTCAAGCACTGGCAAGTGCAGCTTGGCGGGTTGCCTGGAACGTATTGCGGCGACGGACGGTACCCCAGAGCGGAATTGCATTGCGGATTCCGTTGCAACGTGCAACGGGTGCTCCCCGCCCCAGCGGGCACCGCGGCGCAGCTTCCACGATCGGCGGCCTTTGGCTCGGAAACCTTCGTCGGATTTGACTCTGCCGCCCAGATGAACGACGAAAGAAAAAGTGCGCCAAGGCCAGCGAGGCCGCGACCACAGAGATTTTCAGTGCTGGTGAACATGGAAGGCCTTTTGCAGTCGCAAGATTGGGAAGCCCACGGCCAATGCGACCAAATGGCGTGAGTTCAGAAATAATTGCTGGATGGACGGATAAACATCGGATTCAAAGAGAGACGGCAAGTCGATGCTCAACGTCAAACTCCGTTGTTGGGTATCCAATTGGCGGGCGAAAAAATCACGACTTGCGGGCTGATGTTTTGCAGCAAGCCACTGCACGTTTGTCCACTGAACCCAACGAGAACCTCGCAATTTGCTGGATTCCAAGTGACAGGCGGATCACCGTTAGGATCGCCGCCTGTCGGCCAAGAAATACTCGATCCGTTGGGGCCCGAAGACGTAATTGCTAGCGATGCGATTGCGCCAGGAGGTAGTTCCGAATTCAGCGTGGCGCCAACGATGTTACTAACGAATGATCCCGGAGGAAAAAGAAGTCCATCCGTGCTTGACCACGGGTAGCCGTCCGTCTGAACCCCATGGACTACAGTCTGGGAGTTGCCGTCACCTGAAATGAATACCAACGTTACCATGTAGAGCATTGTCAGGTTGTCGTCGGTATCATACTGCCCAGCCAAACTTATACTTGAAAGATAGGTCTGATTCAGCATGCTGTTGTACGTGGCATCTTGGAACGACTCATAATTTTGATTATTGGGCGGCGGCGGGCCCCACGTGACCGGGTTGCTGGATGGGTCAGGGCCAGAAAAATTAATGGTCGGAATGCCATAACTCAAACTTTGAAGATCAGGCAGAGAAGGCACCTGTGTGGCATCCTGACTGATTTGAGTGACAGCGTCTGCGACTGTCGAGAGGTCCGAGACAATCTGCCCCGAGTTCTGAATTAGGACGCCATCGCCGTTGTACCCAAATGTGCTGTATACGTCTTGTAGCCACGCGGCGGCGTTATTCAAGCTAACAAGGTACTGATATGTCTGGCCAATGCCGCCATTCGTGAGAGGAGCAATGAATGCATTCCGGGTTTCAACTATAGGAGCGAAAACCGAGCCTATACCAGGAGCATTCTCATACCCTGTCGTTGTGAAGTTCGTGATCGTTCCAGGATTGGGGGTTTTGGATGCAAATGACAATGCAAACGCCGCAATGTTTTCCGACGTCGGCAAATCGATGCCCGTCATTCCGGTAAGTGTTTGATGGAACGCCGTACGGGTGGTGACTGATTCTTGCAGTGAACTGAGAGCCGACGTGACGTTCGCGGAGACCTGGTTTGCGCCGGTTACGCCATTCGCACTCAGTTGGGCCGTGATGTCTGTCTGCTCCGAAGTGCTTTGGCAATAGAAGACATAGCACGCGATGTATTCTGCTCCGGTCGTAATTGACGACACATACGAGTCTCCATACCCGAGGTACCACTGATTTAGTTCATCAGCTTGCGGAGCAGCGACGTTCGGATTCAATTGGGCATTGCTGCAACTGGTGACTACGGATCCACAGTTGGCGTATATCGAGACGATGACGCTCGTCGAGGTCAAATTCATACTCTTTAGGAAATCGGTCTTTGCGTCTACAGAGCCGAACAAGCCGCTGGCCGATAGCTCAGCGCTCATTTTGAGAGAATTTGTCAATGAACTGAGGCTTGTACAAGTCGTGTAATCCGATGATTCTGCGCCCCCACTGGTTGAAGTCGTTCCGGTCAGTGCGGTGCTCCGACCGTTTCCAGTGAAGGTGTCATAGCCCTGAAGCAGAGAGGTTGGAGGGGTTACCTGATTTCCCATCAACGCTTTCGCCACGAAATTACTGCTGTTCATGTTGCCGCCCGTTTTACATTGCGAGGATTGGCCGTTAAGTGGTATTGACAACCATCAAGACAGCCGAGACTTATGAAGAGTTTTTGATCCGAAATCGCCCACCGTTGTCGCGCAGCGCTTCATTCGCTTACTCGTAACCGTAGCAGCTGGAACCGTCTCCAGGAATCAGCAAAAGACTGATTCGGTGTCGCTGTCGGTCTGAGACGCGTCAGACTGCGCTGCCAGCCATCGCAACATCCACGAGAGAACTCCGGACTGTTAATCCGTAGGCCCCTGGTTCGAGCCAGGTCGAGGAGCCAGTATTGACGGGGCCCGCAGCGATGCGGGCCTTTTGTCGTTTGGGTCCGATATGAGACGTTTATGAGATGCCGTCTCATATCCAGTAGTGTGACGATGGCTGGCCGCACCGGCGCGAAGCCATTCGATGCCGCCGGCATGTGGATTCCACGAGCGAGGCAGCGGTTGCCGGCACCGCGAGCACGTACTAGTCAGTGCAGCGAGCGAAAGGCAGTCGCTCGCGTCGCGGCTTCCTCGCATATGGTGCGAGCCGTCTGCATCACCTCTTTCAGAGCGGCCAGCTTCTGGTCGTCCAGGTGTGCCCCCGTCGTGACTTCGTAGGCGTAGCGGTCCACCGCTTCAACTGCGTCTGCCCAAGCTGCAATTGCGGCTTGGAATTCGGTGACAGGACCGGCACCATCTGTCTTCATTCGACCACTTTCCCGCGATCAGCGGAGACGCTCTGTTCGTTCCCCCACATAGTGGGTCATTTTTCTGAACCGTTCGGAAAGCTTGGCGTCGATCATCTGCCGAGCCATGGTCATCGCGCCCTCTGATGCACGAGCAAAGGTATCGAACTCAGCCGTCGGAAATTGTTGCCACGACTCATCACAGGTGACGCTCGCTTCGACTGAAAAGCTGGCGGTGAACCGCTTCGCCGGCCCGTAAAGTAGCGCGTCTCGTTCTGCCCATTCAGGTCGAGGTAAGACCTCTGTCCATCGCGTGGTGATGGAACACCCCCGGTAGCTGCTGTGTCGTTGGTTTGGCATGCTGACTCCCTAAGCCATATTGCGTGGCGTCCAGGGTGCTCTCTGCCGCCAGAAGCCAGTGTCAGAGATTCGCTGCAATGGCCGTCGGCAACAGGCGGCATCCTTGTAGGCGAGAGCGCCGTCCGAGCAGCCTAAAGGCCCACGTTCGCAGGAGGCGGCGCGCTGCGGTTCAAAAGAGATCTCTCTGCGGCCTCTCACCGTCTGCAGACGGCGCTGAACGCTCCCTCTTTGCACGCTCCGGCTTTGGCATCGGCATAGCTTTGAACCTCTCCTCCGGCCACTGGCGGATCACGCGCTCGGCCTCAGTCGGTGTGCCGAAGAGCCACGCTTGCTGATCCTCCGGCGCCAGCACCGCCACCATGCGCTTCTCTGGATCATCGGGAGTCGGCTTGTGCATACGCCGCATGAGGGGATGGTCGTCCGCGTTGATCGTGATCATCGTGTACGTCTCGACCAGCTCGCCCGTCAGCTTGTTCACCCACGTGTTCCAGAGACCCGCCAGGCCGAGCGGACTGCCATCGGTGCTCTCGAGGCGCCAGGGGACGTGCTCATTCGTCTCCCAGCATGGCTCATAGAAGTTGCGCACTGGAATCACACAGCGCTGGCCAGCCATCCAAACGGGCTTATAGGTGCGACTGGTGCGGACCTTGTTCTCCCATCGAGCGTTCTGCGTCGAGTACGGATACTTCTCGATGTCGGGCCAGTTCGTCGGCACGAGCTGCCAGCGACCGACGGCGTACTCCAGTTCGCGCGTGTTGAGCTTCGCCCGAAGGAACTGCCCCTGCTTCTTGGGCGCCACGACATGCCCCTCAACGAAGAACCGGGGCGGCGCGAGCGGCCCACTGATGTCCCAGTAGTCCCAGACCTCCTGCTCAGTTGGCGAGGTGTACAGATTGCACATCCTCAAACTGTAGCGCGGCCAATTCAGCGGCCGGCGCCACCACCCTCACCCACCAGGTCTGATCGAACCACTCGGATGCTCGCGACGATCGCGTCGACCTCAGCTCCTGGCGGCCACGGATCAGCATTCCCCGCCCGTTGATCTTCGTCACCCGCGCCTTGTCGAGCGGCGGGAGGATCCAGGCGCAACCGTCGGCCGCGATCAAGCCGGCCAGCAGCGGCGGGTCGGGGTTGCGCGGATCTCGACCAGGTCGATCAGGGCTCAGGCTCAACATGCCCCGATGCCGCTGGGCAATCTTCAGCTGGGCCTCGGCGATGCGCACACCCCGGCACCGCATCTCGACAACATCAACGAGCATTTCATTCCGGCAGTACAGGGCGCAGCCAGGCGACGGCCGCTTCTTCGGGCGCCATGGCTCGCAGCCGCTCGTCCTTCCACAGGTCGAGTGCGATGTCATCCAGTCGGACAGGGTCCACCGTGGGCCACTGCGCCTGCAGTCGCTTCGACACTCGATACAGCCATGAGTTGGACGAAAAGCTCGGCGAGTTCATGACCCCAATATACTGTATGTTTATACAGTCATCAAAGGCACTACTATCGCTGTACAGACGTCTGGACGCGACGACACGGCGGTCGCAGAATGCCGCGCCGAAGGGTTGCGATCTCTATGACATGGGCAATGAGCCAGCAGGAGAAAGAGCAATGGACGGGGGCAGCGTGGAGGGGCCGATGCTCGACACGAGCGGCGAGACGATCAGGTTCAACATCTTCGTGGACGGCATCGTCGTGAAAGGCGTGGCGTCCAGGGAGTTCTTGCAGACGAAGTACGGCGCGGGACCAGATCCCGACACCTGGTTGACCGCGTACACGGCCAACATGCGGGAGATCGCCAGCATCGTCGCCGAACGCTACCGAGCGGAATTCACCTCCCCGGTGCTGCTTCACACCGACGCGTAGGGGCGACGGGCCAGGGGCGCACGCGCCGGCTCAGAAGAGCCCTGCGGGCTCTCGAAGCGTGTCCCACGACCAGATGACCAGTTCCTTGCGCTCGGCTGCCTTGCCGCCACCGCCGACCGTGTAGCTGATGTCCAGGCTTTCCATCGGGAAGCCCGCGAAGCACTCGCGGATGTCCGGGTGGTCGTTGATGCTCAGCATCGCCTTGCCCTTCAGCACTTTGAAGGCCTGCGCCATGGCGCGGTACTCGTCGAACGGAAACGGCACGCCGTAGCCGGCGGTCTCCCAGTACGGTGGGTCCATGTAGAAGAATGTGTGCGGCCGGTCGTAGCGCTCCAGGCACTCGCGCCAGTGCAGCCGCTCGACGAAGGTTTGGCTGAGCCGCAGGTGCGCGGCGCTGAGCTGCTCCTCGATGCGCAGCAGGTTCACCGGCGGCGCGGTCGTCGCGGTACCCCAGGTTTGCCCTTCGACCTTGCCGCCGAAGCACTGGTGCTGGAGGTAAAAGAACCGCGCCGCGCGCTGCAGATCGGTCAGCGTTTCGGGCGGCGTGTCCTGCAGCCACTTGAAGACCTCCCGGCTGGACAGCGCCCACTTGAACTGGCGCACGAACTCCTCGAGGTGGTGCTTCACCACGCGGTACAGGTTGACCAGTTCGCCGTTGATGTCGTTGATGACCTCGACCTCGGCGGGCGGGCGCAGGAAGTACAGCGCCGCGCCACCGGCGAAGACCTCGACGTAGCACTTGTGCGGCGGGAACAGGGGAATGAGGCGGTCGGCCAGGCGGCGTTTGCCGCCGAGCCACGGGACGATGGGACTTGCCATGAGTGAGCTTCCAGGTTGCAGATAAACTGCCGCCGCCATCCGGATGGTGGCAGGGCCTTGGCTGTGCTCACAGGGACACTTCCTGTGGATTCGGCGACCTCCCCTGGTGCTCCAACACCTCGGGAGGTCGCTCTGTCTTTGCGCGGCGCACCGATGCGCCGCATCAGTGAGTCCGGGCTACTTGACCGCGGCCGACTTCGCCAGCCATTCGGTCTTCTCGGCCGAGCCGCGGCTCGATCCGAATTCGAACTGGTGCGCGTCGCGCAGGCCGTTGGCGAACTGCTGGGTCAGCATGCCCAGCGGGCCGTTGAGGGCCATGATCAGCGGGTTGACATCGCCGCCCTTGGTCACGCCGAGCCAGGTCACGTAGACCATCGCGGACAGGCAAGCGAGCATGCCGACCACGTCGCCAATGATCATCAGGTCGGCGCGCTTCGTCGTGCGGCCGAGCTGGGCGAGCTGCACGTCGCGCTTGCGCGCGTCCTGGCGATCGGCGAGGAACGCCTTGTCCAGCTCGGCCTCGTTGGCCATCACGGCCTGGCGGAACGCCAGCAAGGCGGCAGGATCGGCCTGGATCGCGCTCAGAGCGCCCTGCCCTGTGTCCTTGCCAGTGACCTCCTTCGCGATGCCAATGACCGCCGTGGCCGCCTTCTCGGCTTGGTCGCTGCCGGTGATCCACTTCAGGATGCCCGGCACGAACTGCGCGAGCGCGAAAGCGGTGCTGATCGGATCCATCAGACCTTCCCTCCAGCAGCCGGCGCGATCTCGACGCGGTTCAGAAGCCAGCCGTATACGAAGGCCTCGTCCTTCGCCCGGCGCGTGGCCAGGTCAATGTAGAACGCCCCCTGTAGCGCGTTGAGTGCTCGCAGCAGCACCGTCGCGCCTTCAGCACCGCGGCGGCGCACGTATTCGCGCAGGGAGGCGAGCGTCATGGCGCCGATGCGGCCGTCGACCGTGACATCGGGATACCAGCTGGCGTCCTTGTTCAGCACGTTCAGCGCACGCTGCAGGAAGGTCGCCGCCTGGTCGGTGCCCAGGTTTACCGCGGTGTCGAACATCTCGCCCGCGACGGCCGGCGCGAGGCTCGCGACCTGATCGAGCTGCAAGGCATCCCAGTAGCGGCCGCGGTAGATCGCTTTGGCCTGGCCGTGGCTGAGCAGGTTCATCGGACCGACGTACCCGAAGGCACGCGCCACGGCCTCGGTGATGCCGTACTTCGTCTGGCCGCCACTGTCACGCGGATCGTCGCTGTAGCCGGCTTCCTTGCCGAGCACCGCTTCATAGGCTGTGTTGAAGTCCATTCGATTTCGTCTCTGTTTTGGGTGTTGTTGAGCTTTCCGGCCGCCGGCGGGTCACTTGCCCAGCAGGCGGCTGAACCAGTCGAACTTGATGGCACCGAGGCCGAGGAGCGCCATCACGGCGTACATGGCGAGGCGACGCAGGCCGCGGCCGAGCTGGCGGTCGACGTACCCACCCCACACGTTGACCAAGCGCTGCGCGGTGCGCTCGTCCCCGAGCCGGCTGACCAGCTGGGCGGCCAATTGCTCGGCGATGGCCTGGGTGTCGGCTTCAGTCAGGCTGCGCTGCTCATGCTTCGGCGGCATCTGCGTCCTTCCCATCGTTCGCGTTCTTGTCTTCCGCCTCGGCGCCCTGCTTCGGCGCGCTGGGCAGCCCGCTCGCGTTCTGGTTGCGCACATCGCTACTGAAGCGCAGCCCTCGCTCCTCGACCTTCTTGCGCCAGCCGGCGATCTGCTCCAGCACCGTCTCCGGGTTGCGGCCGGCCTTGCGGATCACCTCGACCTCGGAGATGAAGCCGGCTTGGCTCTGGACCAGCCAGGCCGTCGCTTCCTTGGCCATGTCGATCCACGGCATCGCCGGCGCGACGTAGAGCACGTCGTCTTCGGTGCCGGGGCGAACGTCCTTCGGGCGCGGCACCTGGCCGGACAGGTCGGCCACCTCGATGAAGTCCTCGACACTGGGCTGCACCGCCATCGTCACGAAGTCGTCGGTCAGGCAGGCGTAGTGCACCCACTGCTCGACCAGCTCCTGCCGCTGGCTGCTGTACGTGCCGTCGTAGTTGCGGCTGACACTGGAGTAGCTCGCGCTAATGCCGGCGGCGAAGGCGCGCAGCTGGCCGTTTCGGAACGTGATCAGATTCGGATTCGGCCGCTTGCTGTCAATGAGGCCGATCTCCTCGCCCACGGCCAGCGTGTCGATGATCGTGCCGGGCGACAGCGCAATCTGGCGCGGCAGGTCGTTGCCGTTGTCGTCCTTCAGCGGCCCCTCGTACCCGCCACCGTCCGGCGCCTGTCGCTTCACGTAGCCGGTCAGCATCGCCGCCACCTTTGCCGCGATGCGCTCGGACTCCTCGTAGTCCTTGATGTCCTCGATGCGGGTAATGACGCTGGCAAAGCGAGTGACACCGCGCAGCTGGCCGATGCGCGGCAGGTGCGCCAGGTGCAGCATGCGATTGGCCGGTATCACCTTCAGATCCGGACGCAGGCCGAGTGCCTCTCCCGGATGGCTCTTGTGGACCCAGTACCCCGTCGGCCGACCCCAGGTGTTGCGCTGGATGCCCTGCAGGATGCCGCGCGCCGGATCGCTGTGGTCCATCGGGACCATGTCGGGCTCCATCAACTCCAGCGAGTACGGCACGCGCGTGCCGTGGTCCAGGCCGGGGACTGCGCCGCGCACGCGCTGCGCGAAGGCTTCGCCGTCCCGGTACAGCGTGCGGGCGAGCAGTCGTTGGCAGCGTGAGTAGCTGTGCTGCCAACGGACTTCGGGACGACGTTGCCAATCGCGCCAGGCCGACGCAAGCGCCGCGGCGTACTCGGTGTGGATCTCGCCGCTGAGCGTGCGCGGCTGAAACTCGACACCGATGCCCTGGGCGCCCACCGTGTTGTTCACCAGCACGTCCAACGAACCGACGACCAGGTCGTGGTTGCAGTCGAGGTACCGCATCTGGTTTCGCAGCGGGACAGCGCCCTGCTGCACCAAGTAATTCGGCGATCCGCCGTCGCGGCGGAACTTGCGCTGCGGACTCGGGCGCGCCGCCTCATAGTGCGCCAGCAGCGTGCGGCTGCGCAGGCGGTTGAGTCCGCGTTGCGGATCCAGCCAGGCGACCAGGCGATCGACGGGGTTCAGGCGCGCCGTCATTGGTCGAGCCGCGCGACAGAGAAGCGCAGACCGCCCAGGGTCGGGGCGCCGGATGCACGCCCACACTCGGCCGCGACGCGCCGCTCCCATTCCTGGCGACCGGCCCGGATCGCTGGCAAGTCTTCGCTTCGATATACGCGGTCCCCGAGGCGGGCTTCCTTCCCGAGGAGAACATCGGTTTCCGCCTGGAGGTAGGCGGCCAGCATCGTGGCGGCAGAGGTTGTCATGCCCCTATGGTCGCAAAGACGACGTCCAGCCCGTAGCCCCAATACCGGACGATCTATGCCACAGGCCGCGCCACACGAGCACGTTCACGTGCCGCCCAGAAATGCATCGGCAAGCGTGACGATTGACGGGAAGCACCGAGCCCAGTTCAATTCCATCCGTCAACTCGCGAAGGCGCTGGAGTTCGGCAATCAGTCGGACGACGGCCCTCGGAGACTGTGCAGGCGAACAGGGAGAGGAAAACCATGGCATCAGTAAAGGCGCCAGAACCTGGGACATCGGTTCAAGTCGGAGGGTCCCCAGCCGAGCCCCCACCTGGGCCACCATCTGGGCCACCATCTGGGCCACCACCGAAATCAGCGGCGTCCGGCAAGACCTTTCTTGAACATGTCGACATCACCGCCACCGCCATCATCAAACTGATCGTCCTTGGTGTGGTCGCCACCTTCGGGCTCATGCTCGCCTTCTGCACAGACAACACGATCAAGTCAAATTCAGAGTGGCTCGGGAAGCGTCTGGAACTGACCGGGTTCAAAGCCAAGAAGATCTCCCTCGGCATCGTGGAACTGGAGGCCGTTGCCGCATCGACAGGTGCTGATACGGCCAACGTTCAAGGGCTTGCCTCCGAACTCAGAACCCTCGCGGCGGACAAGAAGTCGAGGGGTGTCTCGAACGAACTCACCAAGCTGGCCTCCGACATCGAGGCATTCTCGAAGCGCTTGGTGGTGAGAGACGCCAAGCTGGCCGCGGCCGTACGCACTGCCGCGCAACCATCGGCGACCACTGCCTCGACTGCATCCGGTTGGATCTATCTGGGGAGACGATCGTCCGATGGGGACTGGGCACCGCAGTCCGACAAGTTGACTCTGGACAATCCCAAATCACCCAAGACGCTCGCTGCCGTCACAGACATCGTGATTGTTGACAGAGATCCGTCGCTGCCCAGCGCAGAAGCGGCTGGCCCGAAGGAAGTTGTCCGAATGCTCCGAGCCGGTTCCGGCGCCATCACAATTCTCCGTGCGCAGGAAACACCTTCAGTGGGGAGCGGCAAGTTGGTGTGGGCGAGAGTCGATGTTCCGCCTGCAGCCATCGTAGAGATTGGACAGCCAAACAACCAGTGAAGCGTGCGGAACGAGCGAACACAGGGGACGGGGCATATAACGGCCAAATGCCGTTGAAGGACCGCTTCACCGAGCGTAGAGTTATGGCTCCTGCTGAATGTGCCCTGTTCGAGGCCGGAGGTTGTATGGCAGTCCTCATGACTCATGCGGCGTGGATTGACCGAGCGACAAGCCGGCTCAGCAAACTCGATCCACAGGCGTCAATCGACGATCTCCACGCGATAGCACAGGCCGGTGTCCAGGACAGCCAGGGGCAATGGCCCGAAACCTGGGCCGACGAGTACTTTCTGAACCGACCGTCGAGCCTGACCACCTGGTGGCGGCGCGATTTCTGGACTCGCATCCTCGAACTCGAGCCCCGGCTCAGTTCGGTCGAGCTGTGGGACCTCATGGAGGGCGTGTGGGACCAGACGCCCGACAGAATCTTGACGCCGCGGGCGATGGCTGATCAGGTCATGGGGGTGACGCTTCCGCCGATGGAGCCCTCGGATTCGCACGTCCTACATTGAATCGCGTCGCGTCGACAAGTCGATGCTTCAGGCCGATCAGAAGTCATAGACGTGGTCGGTGACCACGACGACGTCGACTGCCTTCGATTCGCCCGTGCCGGTATCGGTGATCGTGCAGCGCATGACACCGCTGAAGGTGTTGGCGCTGCCGAGCTTGGTCGGCGCTGCCTGCGTCCGCCGGAAACTCACCGTCGCCGCCGTCGGCGTCAGCGTGAATGCGCTCGTGCCCGAGAACGCCTTCCAGTCGTACGTGAACGGCCCCGTCCCGCCCTCGACGGTCACCGTGACGTTGCCGGTGATGGCCGTGCAGGCGGCGCCCTTCGTCGTGGTGTTGCCCGAGCCCGAGGTCTGCGCGGGTGAGACCGTCGCCACGAAGGACCCGCTGAAAACCTTGCGCGCGACCCCGCCGGCATCGAAGCGCCAGATCTCGCGCGCCTTGCGCGGCGTGCCCGCCGGGTCGTAGCGCCACACCTCGCGGACCTTGCGCGGCGTGCCTGCGGTGTCGTACCGCCAGAGTTCAGCCATCGTCGCCTCCTCAGTACACGAACACGATGTCGCCCGGGGCGCCGCCCGACGGCGCTCCCGCAACGTTTGTCATCGTGATGCGGCCCAGCCCGTCGCCGCCACCTCGCCCATAGACCAGGCCGGAGAAGACTGGCGCGGAGTTCCAGGACACGAAGCCGGCGTCATTGAAGAGCTGCGACACCGAGCCAGGCCGGCCGGCGATGTTGCCCCACGGCACGACGATGCTGTTGCCCAAATGCCCGAGGCCCGCCTTGCGCAGGTAGCCGTCGCTGCCGTTGGTCACCATCACCTGGCCGATCCCGGGGTTCTCGTCGTTCCCCGATCCTTGGTGGAAGTGCGTCGCCAAGACCTGGCCGGCGCTGTTGCGCAGGACCACCGTCCCACCGGTCGGGCTGCTGTCGGCCCCCATGCCGGTGATTCCGGGCGCGCCGGTCACGCGGCCCCAGGGCACGGACCCGGCCGCCAGTTGGCCGCTGCCATCGAAGTACCACTTCCACAGCCCGTCGCTGACGGCGTAGATGCCCGTCGCGCCATCGCTCGCGTTCACCATCAGCGAGTACAGCCGGGCGGTGTCGCTGAACTGGATGCCGGCCCAGCCATTGGCCGCGCCCGGCAACGACAGCGAGGTGTACGACACCGGCGGAATGTTCTTCAGGTAGCCGGTGGCCTTGTCCACCCAGCTGCTGCCGTTGAACTCCTGGATGAGCCCGCCGCTGAAGCGCTTGGCGCCCGCCGGCGGGCTGGCGATGGCGCCGACGTAGGCGGGGTCCAGCCACTGCGCGAGCGCGCTGAAGGAGCCCCGGATCTGCGGCAGGACGCCGGTGTCGTATCGGTCGGTGGTGACGGGTTTGCTGAAGTCGATCGGCATGGTTGTCGAAGTCGTCGAAAGTTCGGTTGTCGTGTTGTGAGGGACGGTTGGATGGTCAGTAGCCTCGGGCCGTCCACCCACCCGAGCCGGTGACCTTCTGGCCGGTCTGCGGATTCAGGAGGTAGACGGTGAAGCCGGTCGGGTTCGGCACGTCGGCGAAGTCCACGATGGGCAGCAGCGCGGTCGTGCCGTTGGCCTGGCATAGCGGCGTGTCCGCGTCGATGAAGGCGACGCCGAAGGGCACGAAGACCCCCGCGGCCGCGTTCGTGATCACGAAGCGGCCCGAGTCGGTCTTGAGCTTGTTCGACAGCTTCACGTCCAGGCTCGTCACGCGGATCAGGTTCGCCCCGGCGCTGCAGCTGAAGGTCAGCACGACGCGCACATACCGGAAGCTCGCTGCCAGCACGCTGGTTGCCCCCGCCGCAGCGGCTGTCCAGGCGTCTGCACTGCTCAGCTTGGTGTAGATCTGGCAGCTCGTCGCGACCTGGCCGGCGATCACCGTGGCGCCCACGGTCACGGTGACGATGGTCGGCGGCAGCGCGGTGCCGTAGTCGAAGGTCTCGTCGTAGGTACCGCTCGAGGTGCTCGGCTCGGCGTACAGCGGGAAGCCGGCGTCGATCTGCGCCTGGGGCGTGGTCCAGCCGCGCGACTCGAAGTGCTGCGACCAGGTCTCGGGCGCTACCGGGCCCGTCAGCACGCCGTCCTCGACGTACAGGTTCGTCGCGGCCCCCGAGAAGGTCGAGCGGATCTGCGTGCGCAACACGTAGTCGGGCGGCTGGTTGATCGTCGCGGCGATGCCGACCGGCGTGCCGGTGTTCCCGGCGCTGTCGAAGGCCGCGACCCAGTAGGTGTAGACGCCCGCCTGCTGCTCGAAAATGGCCGTGAAGGTGCTGTTGCCGTTCGAGCCGACGGTGGTGCCTGCCGCCCAGCTCGCGCCCTTGCGGACCTCGTAGCGATCGATGGGCAGGCTGCCGGTGGCCGGAGCGGTCCAGTACAGCAGCGCGTTGTTGTCGACCACCTCGGCGCGCGAGTTGACGATCGCGCCGGGCACGGTGACCACTGTGTCGACCGACGTCGGCTTGCCGCGGTTGCCCTTCACGTCAATCGCCACGACCCACCAGCGTCGGGCACCGCCCCAGTCGATGCGGCGCAAGTGCCGCGTGACCTGGAAGAAGCCGACGACGGCCGCCGTGGCGAAGCTGTCCCCGAAGCGCAGCTCGTAGCCGTTGATCGCGAAGGCGCCCGGCACCCCGGCGTAGTCGAGCTGCAGGTCGGTGCCGGTGATGGTCGCGCTGAGCGTCGAGACAGTCGGCGCCGCCACGGTGCCGCTGACACTGGCCGGCGCGCTTCGGTTTCCCAGCGCATCGACCGCGGCCACCCAAGCGGTGAACGGGCCGCTGCTCTGCACCGCCCACAGGTGGGACGTGCCGCCCAGCTGCTCCAGCACCTGCGCGCTGTCCCAGCCGCCACCCTGCCCTGCGTTCACACGCCACTCGTAGCCAACCACGTCCGGCTCGGTGTTCTTGGCGCATTTCAATCGCACCCCGAACGGCTCGAAGCCCGCACTGAGGTCGGTCGGCGCCGACGGCGGCAATGCGGCCATGACCCCGGTCACGCGGTAGTCGTAGGCCTGCACCTCGGCCAGGCTCTGCTCGGCCGCGCCGAAGAAATTGAAGCTCGTGAATTTGAAATGGATCGTCTTGCCTATCATGGCCAAGTCCAGCGGACCGCTCTTGCCGATCGCGCTGTCGACACGCACGAAGGGATCGTTGGTGGCGTGCCCGCTCACCGGCGTGCCGTGCGCGCCGCGCACCAAGCCGGACAGCCCGTACGCGCCAGGCGCGAGCAGCGCGGCGCGCTCGTAGGCGATGTACTCGGGCTTGGCGCCACCGATGTAGCACAGCGTGCCCAGCGCCGCGGCGTCGGCCGCGCTGGTACTGATCAACTGGCCGCTGGTGCTCACCGCGGTGCCGTCGTTCGTGATCGGCAGCGTGAGACGTCCATAGCGCGCCGGCCCGTGCAACGTACTGACCTTCTGGTAGTTCAGGCCGTCGACGCTGACCCAGACCGTGCACCCGCCCCAGGCCGGGCTGCTGCCCTTCACCGCGGCATACACCTCCAGCCCGGTCTGCGTCAGGCTGACCGGCGCCTCGAACATCACCGGCGCATCCACGTTGCCCGGCGCGGCGTTGTAGTCGTGCTGGTAGCCGGTGTTGATCTCGCTCGGGTACATCGTGGCGCTCGCCACACCGGCCGGGAAGTCCTCGGCCGTGACCGTCAGGTCGCCGTCGTCGTTCTCCTCGTCGGTCGCGGTGATGCGCACCGGATATCGGTCGAGGCCCATCCCCTCGTCGGTGAGCGTGACCAGGTCCATGGGCTCGAGCAGACTGAAGTTCGCCGGCAGCTTGAACTTGTAGGTCGCGCGGATGTACAGCGATCGCTGCAGCAGCAGCTGGGCCACGAGGCGGGCCACAGCGCCGTCGGTGATCCAGTCCGCCTTGAGGATGCCTTCCGAGCGCAGGCCGTGCGCGTCGATGTCGGCCTGGTCCTTCGCTTCGGCGACGTCGATGTTGTAGCCGTTCGCTCGGTTGCGGTACTGGACCCTGAAATGGTTCTTGGCGTCGGCCGGGCTCTTGCGCTCGATCTGCACCGGCGGCTCGCCGGGCGACGGAATGAAGTGGTCGTCGGTCAGGTCGTAGACCGGCGTCGTGTTGGGCGTGTAGGTGCGGCCCAGCCCCGCCTCGGCGCTGTCGCCGTAGGGGATCATCTTGAGCTTGCCGGCACTCCACACCGGGGCGGTGTTGGTGAGTTTGCCGAGCTGCTCCACCAGCTCGGCCGCGGTCATCTGTTCGGTGAGCGCCGGCGACATCACCAGGCCCGAGGCCACGCAGTAGTCGGACCAGGCCTGCATGCCGTCGAGCCGGCTGCTGTCGAAGTTGGCGCCGTAGCGGCCGTTGGCCAACATGTCCAACAGCACCAGGCTCGGGTCGACGTCCGTCACGTTGCTGCCGAGTGCGTAGGCGAGATTGCCCTGGACTTCGAACATGTGGTTCTCGACCTGCGCCGAGCCGCCCAGGTCGTAGTCCTGTGCGCAGACATACGTCAGCCCGCTGTAGCCGATGGCCTGTTTCGGGAAGGCCCCGGCCAAGTAACTCCACGGCTCCTGCGCCAGTGCGCCGGGTTTGAAGCTCATGCCGAGCTCTTCGAGCGCGGACTTCGTCTCGCCGCTCTTCTTGACCTGGTAGCTGACGATCAGCTCACAGCCGCGCCAGAACTCGTCCAGCATCGTGAGCTGGGTGCCGACCAGGACGTAGTCCACCCCGTTGGCCAGCAGGGTGGGCGCGCCTTCGTGGTCCGGATAGACGACCTTGTGCAACGCGATCAGCCCCGGGTTGAGCGTGAGCTGCATGGGGCCGTCGCTCGGCACCCGGTAGGTGTCCTGCACGTTCAGCAGTTGATCCGGCGTGGTGCCGCCGCTGTACAGCTTCTTGCCGCGCCAGATCCGCGGCACGCCGACGCTCTGTCCGTGGCACAGGCCCATCATCACGGACGCGCTGTAGGTGTACGTGGTGGTCTCGGAGGTGACCCCGCCGCCGCCCTTCCCAGCGGATTGGCTGGTGGTGTGCGGGATTGCCTTGAAGTCGCCGTACCAGATCAGGTTGCCGCTGATCTGGTTGACGCCGTAGACGACGGGGATGGTCACGCCCTGGGCGCTGCTTTGCAGCTTGAGCGCCTCGATGCGCGTCTCGCTGCTGGAGATGGTGGTACGGCCGCCCATGTCAGGCCTCCGTGGCAGCTGGTGCAGACGCCTGCACGGGATCCGCCGCGGCACTGCCAGTCGACGCCCACAGCGTCCAGAACTGCACCGGCCGACCGGCGAGCGGGGCTTCGTCCAGCCGCGTCAGGATCACCGCCTGGTTGACGTAGGCGTGCAGCACCACCTCGTCCTTCACCAGCACCCCGCCGTGGCTAAAGGTGCGGCCGAAGCGGAAGAGCGCGATGTCGCCGGCCCGTGGGCGGTCGGTGCGCACCGCCCCTGCCCGCTCCAGCCACTGCATGTACAGCTCTTCGCTGCGGTGCAGGTGCCAGGCGGTGCTGTAGGCCCCCAGGTCGAGCGGTGCGGCCATGCCGGCGGTCTCGTAGATCGCGCACAGGCTCTGCCCGCAGTCCACGCCAACGCCCTTCAGCCGCCCGTGGTGGTGGTACGGGGTACCCAACCAGGTCAGGGCTTCGGCAATCACGGCGTCGCGTTGTTCGGCTTCGGTCATCAGGGTCGTTTCGAGGTGGGTCACATCACGGTCTCGGCGGCCGGCACGTAGGGCTTGCCGCGGAACCGGATCACGTTGTTGAACTTCGCGGCGCAGGTGGCCTGCGTCTTGTCGCAACCGGGGTAGATCGCGAAGGCATCGCCGGGCGAGACGGGGAACGGGAACGGCTGCAGCACCGCCAGCTCGCCACCCGCGCCGTTGGCGGTGTGCCGCTTCACCGTGCGGCCAATGCCCGCGTTCGACCCGGTCGTGAAGCGCACGACCCCGAGATCGAAGTAGCCGGCAGCCTGGCGCTGCGCATGACCGAAGCGGGTGCGCGTCGCATCGCTCGCGCTGTTGGCCTGGCCGGTGACTGTCTTGGCCTCGCGATTCACGCCGCAAGACGCGTCGTAGAGTGTGTTCGGACAGCCGGGCTGGTACACCTCGCCCGGGACCATCGCGTCGAGCTGCTCGGTGTCGCTCTTGATGCTCAGCACCTGCTGCGTGCGGTCGCCCTTCGTCGACGCGATGCGGCCGGTAAACCAGACCAGCGTCCCGGCGATGGGCTGGCCGAGCTGGGCTGCGTACACCGTCCCCATCTCGGCCGCGGGCAGGAATGCGCGCTGCAGCTCCAGCCGTGCGTGCTCGAAGCCACCGCGGGCGATGTAGGCCAACAGCGGCGTGCCGTTCAACCGCAAGGCCCGCTCGTCCTCGTCCAGGTCGGCCGGCAGCTCGTAGACCGTGACGTCCAGGCTGTCGACCTCGATCCCGACGCTCAGCCGCGTGCGGCTGCGGCGCAGGCCCGGCCCGAGCGACCAGGTGGTGCCGTTCACCGTGACGGCCTGGTCGCCGCCGGTCCAGCGCAGCACCTCGCCGCCGGGCAGCGTGAACGTGTAGAGGTCGATGCAGCCCAGCGCGGTCTCGGTGTTCAGCAGCTCGGCCAGGGCGCCGGGCGTCTTCTCCCAGGAAGGCGTTCTCATGCAGCGCTCCTCATGGCTTCACGGTGATCAGCTCGACGCTGCGTGCTTCCCACAGCTGGCGCAGGAACTGCGACACCTCGGTCTCGTCCTGGCGGAACCGCACACGCCAGTAGAAGGTGCCGCTCCACGCGACCGGCAGGCCGACGGCCACCGGAGCGTTGAAGGTCAGCACGCCACTGTGGTCAATCGCGTAGGTGTCCGGCTCGGCCAGCTGACCACCGAGGAAGACCTGGGCGTCGTCCGCCGCAGCGAAAACCGGTTCCACCACACCTCCCCAGGTGCGCACGAGCTGGAACTTCGTCATGACCCCGTTGCCGGTTCCCAGGCGCTGATCGGTCGCGGTGCAGTCGTCCGGGTCCAGGTACAGGAAGCGCTGGGCGGCACCGCCGCGGGCGTTGAAGAAGCCCACCAAGGTCTGCAGCTCGGCGAATCCCTCGGTCTCGCGCAGCACCTCGTAGCCGAGCTTGTAGCGCCAGCGCGGGAAGCTGTAGTAGCGGGTGCGGAACTCGCGTCCACTCGGGGTCTCGCGCACGCCGGTGCGGTGCATGGGCGTGCGCGTGCTGCCCCACTTGAGGCCGGCGAAGGTCGGGAAGATGTCGAGGCTCATCGTGGGCTGCCTTCGGTCTCAGCGCAGTGCGAAATCACGGTTCAGGCTCTTGAGCACCGCGACCAGGTCGCGCTTGCTGGCCATGAAGAACTCGCCGGCCGTCACTCCGCGCAGCTCCACCGGGGCAGGAGGCTCGGCGCCGCCGCCCGCCTGGTCCTGCCCAGCGAGCTGGCGGATCACGTTGGCGTGCTGCTTGGGCAGCACCATCTCTTCCTCGTGGAGCTGGGTGATCGGGTTCAGGCCCGATGGGATGTCGTAGCCGCCCGAGGCGCTCTTGATGCCCTTGCCCAGGCCGGACACCGCCGCGAAGATGGCCGCCATTGCCGCGATGGCCAGGATCGGGCCGACGACCGGGATGCCGGCCTGGGAGGCTGCAGCGCCGGAGCCGGCCTCGGCCGCGTTCGCGCCGACCACGGCCGTCGCTTCGGCCGACTTCACCGCGACGTTGGTGGCCGATGCGGTCGCCTGCATGCCCTGCTCCTGCGTCAGGAAGCCGAGCTTCATCGCCAGCATGCGCGCCTGGCTGGCGATCCACTGGGACATCGGCTCGGTCACCACGTTGCGAATGAACGCGTCCTTGACACCGCCGAACACGTTGGCGAGCGCCTGGCCCCAGGTGCTGGTCTTCTCCAGCAGCCCGTCCAGCGCCGTGCCGAAGCTGTCGCCGATGCCGTTGAAAAGACCGGCGTTGGTGCCCTGCTCTCGCAACGCGGTGTTGGCGCTGGAGGTCAGCGCCAGGCGCTGCTGCTCGTGCTGCTGTTCGATGATCAGCAGCTCGTTCTTGATCCGGGCCAGCTCGACCGGGTTCATGGTCGGATCGGCGCTCAGCAGGTCCAGGCGCCGCTGCAGTGCAGACGCCTGCACGGCGTAGCGCTGGTCCTCCCAGCCGATCTCCAGCTGGGCCAGTTGCGCCTTCGTGATCTCGTCCGCGTCCAGCGCCGCCTTGGCCGCTACCCGCTCCAGGTCGATCTTGCCGAGCGCGAGCTGCTCGCTGGTTCGCAGGCTGTCCTGCTCGATCGCGTCGCGCTGCTGGCGCGCCTCGCGGGCGATGGCGATTTCCAGCTGAGCGGTCTTGCGCTGGATCGCCACCTGGTCGGCCGACGTCATCGTCAGGTTGTCGGTCAGCCAGCGCCAGTAGGCCAGTTCTTCTTCCTTGCTGGTCTCGCGGCCTTGCGTCAGGACGGCCTGCGCGCGCTTCTCCTCGGCGAGCATGGCCTCGTAGTAGCTCATGTACGAGCTGGCGCCGTCCTTGTCCTTGGCGTCTTTGCCCTTGAGCGTTGCGTTGCGCGTACCGCTACCCGATGGGGCGGCTTCGGTCGCGTCCGGCGTGAAGATCGCCACCAGGCGGTCGCGCGTCTCGGTGCTGGACGCGACGATCTTGTCCCAGGCCTGGCTCCACGCCGCGCCGATGCGCGCCGGCCAGCCCATCAGCTCTTCCTGCGCACCCTGCAAGTCGCCGCTGACCAGCTTGTACAGCCCGGAAGCCAGCGAGCGCAGCGGCTCGGCCACGCTCACCACCAGCGCGTTGAGCACCTCCCAGACAATCACGACCGCGTTCTTGAGGCCCCAGAAGACGGAGGTCAGCCCGCCGATCGCGCCGCGCGTCACGGTGATCGCTGTCGGCCCGATCGCGACGAACCACTCGGCGAGCTTGGTCATCACCGGCATCAGCACGTTGCCGATGGTGTGCGTGAAACCCTTCATGACGAGGTTGGCCTTGTCGCCCGCGCTGTCGAAGGCGTTGTAGGCGTCGACCTGCTCCTGGCCGACGATCAATCCGAGCTCGGCCATCAGCTCGGCGTTCTCGCGCACGGTGTCGCTGTTGAGTTTCAGAAGCGCCGAGCTGGCGTCGATGCCCTTGCCGAAGAGCTGGGTCGCGGCGATGTCGCGGTCGGTGCCTTCCTTGAAATCCCCCGTCAGCTTGATCGCGTCGAGCAGCAGGTCGTTCATCGGGCGCAGTGCACCGGCGCTGTCGCGCGTGGCCAGGCCCAGGCGGTTCAGCGCGCCCTCGTCCTCGTTGAGGTGCTTGAGCAGGCCCCGGCCCGCCGAAGAGAGTTGATCGGTGCTCGCGCCCACGTCTTCCAGCGCGGCGATCCAGGTGCTGGCCTGCGAGGCATTCACGCCCAGCGACTTGCCGAGCTGGATGCTCTCTTCCTGGAACTTGGCTGTCTGCTCGATGGCCTTGCCGAAGAGCGCGCCACCACCCAGGACTGCGGTGATCGCGAGGAACTTGCCGCGCACGGCTTCCAGCGGGCCGCTCAGCGTGCCGAAGTGGCCGGCGGCCTTGTCGCCGAACTGCTGGACGTTTTCCAGGCCGGCACGCAGCGCCTGGCGCAAAGGGGTGACATCGCCGTCAACGACGACGCGGGCGCGGGGATCGGTCATGCAGTTCGGTGTTGCTCAATTCAAAGGTCGAGGAAGGCCAGCATCGGGTCATCGGGTCGGCCGTGGGCGACCGCCATGCCTGCACTTCGGGCTTGCTCCATCGCTTGCTCCGGGTCCGTCGCAGCAGGTGCCGCGGAGGTCTCGGGCTTGATGCCGATCGCGAGGGCAATGCGGCGCAGCTGGAGGGCCGCGGGTGGCGTGTGACGCCAGAAGGCGGCGAGTGCGGAGACCTGGGGCAGCGTGACCTCGGCGTCGATGTAGGCCCAGGTCCAGCCCGTCGCGGTGATCAGCCAGGCGTAGAGGTCATTCCAGGCGTCCCCGGCGGTACGCTGACCGAGGACGCCGCGACTTCCCCCAGCGCCACCGGCTTCGTCTCCAGGCCTGCGACCTTGGCGACCACCTCCAGCGCGGCGCTGAGCTGCTCCATCGTGGCGGGCAGCAGCTCGACCTCCTCGACCGACATGCCGGTGCCGGCCGACAGCACCAGCACGATGTCGTCGAAGACCACCTCGTCGAGGCGCCCGATCTTGAACGCCATGCCGGCGCGGGTGAAGGCGGGCAGCAGCTTCTTCAGGCGGCCCAGGGGGATGGGCGCGACCTCGATGGTCTGGGTGCCCAGGGTGATGGTGTTTTCGTTCATGGTCGGGCTCCAGTCAACTGCGTTCGAACAAGCACAGGTAGCCGATCTGGCCAGCCGCGTCAGCGAAGGCCTGGGCGTTCAGGTCGTAGACGCCGTAGTCGTCGTTCTTGAAGGGCAGGCTCACCTTGCTGCTGACCACGCGATTGAGCTTCATGACCAGGTTCTTGCCGTCGTAGCTGTTCTGCAGCAGCAGCGAGAAGGCCGGGGTCGGGCCCATCACGTCGTTGGTCAGCTGGAAGATCTGGCCCTTCGCGGCGTCGGCGCGGTACTCGTAGCTGATGAGCACCGTGCGCTCCTGGGCGGCCGGCGGGAACTTGTACTTGCCGTTCTCCACGGTGTACTGTCCAGCGCCCGGGGGCTGGCCTTCGACCACGGCCGCGCGCTCCAGCTGCTCGCCGGTGGCGGCGTCGAGCACGCCCATGTCGGTGGCAAAGCTGCCCTTCTGCGGTGGTTCGACCACGACCTGGGCGGCCGCCTGGCTGCCCCCTTCGGCGGCCGGCAGCGTCACGGCGAAGTCGAACACCGCGGCGCGGACGCCGGCAGTCGGTGTCTTGCCGAACTGCAGGCTGCCCAGGATCGCACCGTTGATCTCAGCGTACTTGGCCTTGATCTCGATCTTGCCCTTGCCCTGCCCGACCGCGATCGGGAAACGCTGGGCGCCATAGAGCATCTTGAGGTCGACGTCCATTTCCACCGAAAGGTCTTGCATCGTGGCCAGACGCACGGGCGTGGGGTTCGCGAGGGGAGTCCCCAACGCGTCGTACCTGGGTATCGCGACGGCCTTGCCGGTTCCAAAAGTGATCATGTGGTGTGTATGAGGTGGTGGGGTTGGTTCGGAGCGTCAGGTCACGCGCGTCAGGCAACGAGTCCCAAGTCGCCGGCCCGGGACAGCGCCTGCACCTGGTAGGTCGCGGTCAGCTTGCCGATGACTTCGTCGCCGCCCTCGGCGCGCGGCTCGGTGCGCACGCAGCGCAGGCCCCGACCGAGGGTGTTCAGTTCGCCGTCGACGGCGATCACGCGGTGCGCCTGCAGGTGCAGCCGGTCGGCCGCGGTCTCCCAGTCGTCGCCGCGCACCAGCAGGTCCAGCTCGAACTCCATCAGGCCGCGGTGCACGGCGTGGGCGAAGGCGTCGGCCTGGCCGGTGGAGCGGCGAATGTTGATGGCCGGCACCTCGTCGGCGCCGAATGCATCGACCCGGCCGCGGTGGACGCGTCCTGCGGCATCGGTCCCTGCCGCCTGCAGCGTGTTCAGCACGCGCGCCAGGATGCGCTCGTGGGCGCTGGTGAGCTGGTCGCCCGCGCTCATGCGGCCACCGCCTTCAGGTCGACCTGCAGTTCGGCGCCGTCGAGCAGCGGAACGCCCGCTTCGCGCGCGGCCCAGGTCCTGCCGGCCACGGTGAAACGGTCGCCGCGCTGCACGCCGTTTGGCGCGTCGGCGGCCTGCAGGCGAATCGTCGGCTCGGTGCGAATCTGCAGGCCGTCCAGACCCGTGCTGCCCGGCTCGTCGAGCAGCACGCGCACCGGCTGCGCATCGCCGCCAGCCGGCACGAACTGCGCGTCGCGCCCCAGCCGCGCGTACAGCATCGCCAGCTTGCGCGTGAAGATGTCGGCCATCGGTGCAGCCGTCCTCAGGCGTTGATCTTGACGTCGACGAAGCCGTCGCCGGCTGCGGCGGCCGAGAAGGCATAGCCGGCGGAGGCGAGCGCGACATTGCCGGCGCCGGTGGTGGCCAGCGTGACCAGCCCCTGCAGGTGGTCCCAGCGCACGCTGTCGCCTGCAGCGATGGCATCAGTCGCCAGCTTCGGGAGTCGAAAGACCTCCTCCACCGCGAACGTGCCGGGCGTGTTCGCCGCGACGTTGGAAACGGCCACGCCGATGCGGCTGCCGATCTTGGTGACGCCACCCGCAGAGACGGCTGCAGCGGGCGCAAAGGAGATGGTGCGGCCAGGCTGAACGAAGTTCTTCATGTGATCCTTGTTTGCTTGAGGTCAGTGGACTGGGCAGGTCAGCCGTTGCGCTGCAGCGTCTTCCAGTCGAGCGCCTTGGCGCTGGCGTCGATGCGAACCTTGAACTCGACACCGTCAACGCTCCAGCCCTGCTGCTGCTCCATCGTCGGCGTCTGGTTGCCGTCGAGGTAGTCGACCGTCACCACGTCGTGCATGCCTTGGTCGGCTGCGCCGTACCAGACGGTCGGTGAGGCGTCGTCCAGCCGCGCATCGGAGATCACTTCGAAGGTGCCGCGCACGCTGTTCGGCACGGTATTGGCCTTGCCGCCTGCGCCGCTCGCAACCTCGTACTCGCTGTCTCGCACGACGTTGGCCGTGCCCTGCAGGGAGATCGGCACCAGCAGTTTGGCCAAGCGGATGTTGAGCGCGCCGCTGGTCTGGCCGATGTCCTTTTGGCGCGCCATGGCGACGCGCATCGCATCCACGGCCGCGGTGGTGATTCCGGTGCCGTTCTGCAGATTGCCGTGGTCTGCGTGGAACAGCGCCTTGCCATCGGCCATCGGCGCGTTGCCGGTCAGCACCGCATAGGCCAGGTTGCCCACCGTGCGGATTGCAGCGCGGCCCATCTTGCGCGGGATGCGGGTGAATGCATCCAGGTCGTCGTTGATCACGGCTTGGCGCGTGATCTTGAAGATCTCGCCATAGGTGCCCAGGACTCGCGTCTCGGCGCGCTCGCCGATGGTGATGTACTTGTACTCACCGCCTTCTGGTACTTGGCGCAGCGCCGGGAAGCTGCCGATGTCGACCATGGCCATCGGCTTGAAGTCGGGCAGCGTGCCGGCACTGGTCCACAACTGGAAGGTCTCCTCGGCCTCGTCGTAACCCTTGAGCATGGCCTTCTGCGCGACGTTGGCCAGCAGGACCGGAAAGTCGCTGGTGCTGTGGGTGAACGCCAGGGCGATGAGGCCCATCTTGTCGGTACCTTCGTGACGCACACCGCGTGCCTGCAGCGACGCGCGGGCCATCTCCGTCAGGCTGAAACCACGCCAGGGATTGCTGGTGTCGTTCTTGGCAAAGCCGGCGCGGATATCCAGCGCGGCGGCCATCGCGGTCTTGCGCTTGTCCGTCTCGTCTTCCACGGTCACGACATAGGCGCCGGCGGCCGGCTCAGTACCGCGCGCCATCGCGTCCAGCAGTCGAGCCTTGGCCTGAACGACTGAGCAGTCCACGTCGGCCAGTGCGGCGTCGAGCGCGGCCTGCGCACCATCGCGATTGGCGTACGGCTGGAACGCGGCGCGTATGTCGGCTTGCCGCTGGTTCTCGGCGCGGGCGGCGACGCGGATCGCCTCCTGGTGGGCGACGGGTTCGGTGGTCTGGGCTTGAGCAGCGGGATTGGTCGGGTTCGGCATGGTGTCTTCCGTGGAGGCGGTATTCGAGGTTTGAGAAGGGATCGGCTGGGCGACAGGCAGGACGGTCTCGTTGGCGGCGTTTGCGCGGGGTGAAGGCAGGTTCATCGCTTGCGCTTGGCCACGCGTCCAGGGGAAGCGTGTCGCGCTCGCGCTGATCGGCAGCGCAGCGGTCGTGGCGTCGGCCAGCTTCTCCGTGACTGCCTCAGCAGCGCTGAACCAGTGGTCCTTGCCGTCGCTGAGCCAGGCCATCACCTCGTCGAAACCACGACCGGTCTTGCTGGCGTAGCTCGCAGCCATGGACTGCGCCCACTTGTCGAGCAGGTCGGCGTACTCGCGCAGCTCGGCCGCATTGCCGGAGGCACTACCCCAGGGCGCGTGGATCATCAGCATTGCGTTCTCCGCAATCTCGATGTGATCGCCGGCCATTGCGATCAGACTGGCGATCGACGCGGCGATGCCGTCCACCGACATGGTGACCGTGGCCGGGTGGCGCTTCAGCGCGTTGTAGATCGCGATGCCGTCGCTGACGGAGCCACCGTAG